TTATCTTGAACGTCGGTAATTCTATTTACACGAAACTCTTCTTCTATGTTCTGACTACATGTAGGACATACCGTATTGTCTGTGAAAAACTTATACTCTTTCGTAATGGTCGCTACTTTTTGAGCAATTTTACCCTTAAGATTGTTTAGTTTCTTTAACTTTTCAGTAGCACCATTGACTTGTTCTTGCTTAACAATAAGATCAGAAATATTTGATTCAACAAATAAATTTTTTTCGAGATGAGTATCAACTTCTACAGACAAAGTTTTAATTTTATTCATATTTAATTCAATACTATTCTTTCCCTGTTCTTCCAGTTCTTTAATAAAATTTTTTTGCATAGACATCTTATCTTTAAGATTATCTTTTTTAAGATCAAGAGATCTTGTCTGTTCTTTTTGTGAACGAATTTTTTCTTTAATAAGACCATTCATTGCAGAGAAGATACGAATATCTAAAAGATCTTCAATCACATCTCTACGATTGTTACCAGTCAATTGCATGAAAGGAACAAAAGTGCTACTACCCAAAATTACAATTTGAGTAAATGATTTATAATTTACCTTAAGAATATTTTCTTCTAATAATTTTTGATTAGTACGATCATCAGCTTGTTTATGAAGTGGATTCCCATTTACTTCAATATCAAATATATTTGGTTTAACACCTCTCCTAACAAAATATTCTCTACTATTAACAGAAAAATTAATTTCTACCAAACAATCACGTTCATTAACTGTATTAATTAACTGCCCTTTATTAATTTTACGAAATGGTTTATTG